ATGGAATTAACAGAATTAAATTTAAACGAAGAACAAATGCAAGGAGTACAAGCTATTATGCAAAGCGAGGGAGATAAAATCCGAACTAAGTATAATAAACAAATTAAAGAACTAGAAAGTAAACTTCCCAAAGAAGATAACCCTAAACAACTTGCATTAAAAAAGGAAATGGAAGATTTTAAAAAGGAAAAACTACAATTTGAACTATCTAAAAATTTAGAAAGTAAGGGTTTAAGCTCTAAACTAGCAACGTATTTAAATACGCAAGGGGTAGAAGATTTAGAAACTTATTTAAATGAATTTGCAGATATAGTAGGAAAACAAACAAATAATTATAAACCAAGTAACCATAATCCTATTGGTGGCAACATCACAAAGGAGGACTTTAATAAGATGGGATTAATGGAAAGAACAAATTTATATAATACAAATAAACAATTATACGATATATTAAGCAAATAATGGCTTCCTTTAATTTAAGGGGAGCTTTTATTATACAAAAAATTATTTAGAAAGAAAGAAGGAATTTATATTATGGAAAACACAAACATTATAGTACCAAGCGTTTACGCAGATATGGTAACAGAAAAGGTAAAAGGATTAGTTAAAATATCTAATTATGCAAAGGATTTAGGAGAATTAGATAACTTTGCACAAGAAGGGGACAGTGTAACATTTCCTCAATTTTGTGCATTAGGAGAGGCAGAAATATTAGAAAGAGGTGGAAAGATAAATACAGAAGAATTAAAGCAAAATTCTACCAAAAAAACTATTAAACATTATTCTAAGGGTGTTTTAATCTACGATATAGACGCTTTAACAGGAAAAGGAAACTTTTTAGAAAATGCAGTAATGCAACAAGCTAGAATATTTGCAAGAGCAAAAGATAAAGAATGTGTAGAAGATATATTAGCAAATACAGTTAATAAGTTTGCAACAGCAAGTGCAGACGCAGTAACAGAACAGGAACTACATGGAGCTTTTGCTTTATGGTCTGATGAACAAGACACAGACTCATTTGAAGCTATTATCATAAATCCAAGATTATTACCTTCTTTTTACGAAATGAAGGGTTTTATATCTACAGATGTTACATATTCTAAGGATAATAACGGAATAATTAGAAATGGTGTAGTAGGACTATTTAGAGGTGTACCAGTTGTTTTAAGTGATGTAGGAACATACGACACTACAAAAAATGAATGTATTACTTTTATACTTAAAAAGGGTGCATTAGGATTTAAAGATAAGAAAGATGGTCTTGATATAGAGTTAAAAAGAGAAAGTGAAATTAAGGCTACAACAGTATTAACAGACGAAATATTTGTAATAGGTCTTATTCAAAAAGATGGTGTTACAGTAGTTAAAAAAACTATAGCTTAATTAGTATATGGGTGGGTTCACTTTGAACCTTCCCTTATTTTTTAATGCAAAGTGTAATTAAATTAAGGTTAGTCATAATGACGAACGGTCAAAGGAGGTGAATGGAAAATGACACTTAGGGAAAGGATAGCTTATACAAGAACTATATATAAACTTAGTCAAACCAATGTTGCAGACGCATTAGGAGTTAGTAGGAATTATATTAGTATGATTGAAAATAATAACGGTAATGTTGGAGCAACTCAAGAAAGACTAGAAGAAATATTAAATATTATATACAAGCTAGGAGAAGAAAAGAAAAAGGGTAGATTACAGGACGTTTTAAACGACCTCAAAACAATAAATAAAAATAAAAATAAAGAATATAAAGGTAGGTGAATTTTAATTAATTTATCTATCTTTCTTTAATTGTACATATTGTACGTTTAGGAGAGAGTTAAAGAGAAACAAAAGAATAAATTCATAATAAAAAAGGTGTTTAGAGAGAAAAAATAAGAATGTAATAAAATCGGTTTAACCGAGTTACAAAAATAAGAAATAGGAGAGTAAAAATTATGAAAATAATAATTATAAAAATTAAAAATATTAAGGAAATGATAGTTAGATTAATTAAATCTAATTATGAAAAAAGAGATAAAGGAAAAATTCCCTTGCTGGTGCGAGGATATAACAACAAAATTTGAAATTTTAATGAGTGATGATATAGACGCTTTAATGTGTTATCAAATGCAAAAATTAAATTATAAGCGTGAATGTAAATACTTTATAAATAGTTCTAAAGATAGAGCTTATAAAGGATATTATGGAGAAAAGACAGGAAAACAATATTTATATTGTACAGACAATGCAACTAATAAAGTAAAAAATACAATTGCATTAGATTTTAGTATAAATAAAAATGTTAGAGCGTGGGATAATCATGTGGTGCATATCGGAAGCCATGAAGCTAATTATAATACTTTAAGTGCAAATATGAATGTAATAAATAATATAAATAAGAACAATTATACACAAAAATTTTGTATAAGTACATTTATTACAATGTTATCTTATTATGAGGTAGATATACAAAATTGGACACATAATGAACTTATTGCTTTATGTGGAATTGATGGATTATATCAACCATTTAAAAATTCAAGATTTGTAGAACAAGGGAAAAAGAATTTACACTTGCTAGGATATGATTTCTTAGCTGAATTTATACAAAAAAATCTATTTGAAATAGAACGATTTGACCAAAAATATTATAAGAATAAATCCATATGGGTAAATAAAGATGGATATTTAGAAACTAATTTAGATTTAGACAAGCTAAGTGAAATATGGGGTTTTAATGTAGAACTAACAAAAGAACAATTTAAATTAAAAAGGACTTTAGAAAGTAGAATTTTTGATACTATCTACAGCAAAGAAAGATTAGAGGGAAAATACAACAAAAAAATATTTAATATTGCACTTACATATAGGAATAGTGGTGTAGTTAGTTTTGTAGACTAAAGTCAAAGTAAGTTAAAGTCAAAGATAAAATGGTATGGAGGATAAAAAATAATGAGAATAAATAACATAGAATTAGCAAATATATTAGGAGTAAATGCAAATAATTTAAAGCAAATAAAGAAAAGAGGAAGCCTTAAACAAAGGCTACAAGATAGAGGATATAAAATATTAGGACAAGTAAAGGAAGGTAGACAAGTCTATTATGAATTAGAAAAGGAAGATGATAACAAAGAAATTTTAAACAATATTATATATTATATGTTTGGAACTAGAGAATTTAAAAAGTTTTGTAAATATTACTTATATAGACTTGCAAATTTAGATAGACCACTTACAACTGAATTATTAAGTAAGTTAGTTGGAGTAAATATACATACAATAACAAAATGGGATAATAAAATGTTAGCAAATAATATTCTGTCTCAAGATGGTAAATGGTATATTGCTATAGATTATTGGGAAGATACAAAGGAAACTTATAGGAACACCGATATTTGGGAATATAACTCTTTTGCTAAAAATACTAGAATAGCAAATAGTAAAACTAGAGCTATACAAAAATATAAAACAGATAAAATAAATAAACAAGAATTAGAAATGTTAGAAGATAGTATAGGGATAAGACGAGAAGTAATAAAAAATAAATTTGTATATTATGTTAGAAAATACAAACTAAAGAAAGGATATAAATTATCTTTAGACATAGTAAAACTAATAAAAGAAGTTTATAACAAGAACATAGCAAATTATTTTATAAATTTAATTTAGTACATACATAATAATAGGGGTACATTACTAGACACCTATATATATATTATTAGTTGTCTACTGTTGTACCCTTATTAAAAATAAATAAACAATAAATAAAAAAATATAGTTCTTATCCGACTTTGGAGGATAAAAGGTAAAGCCCTTGAGGGCGTTCTTACGCTAGTAAGATTAACTAAGGGTGTAATTATATATTAACATAGCACAATTTTGCACTTTCTAATTGTTCATACCCTTTAGTAATCCCCACTAAAGATGGGGAACGCCCTACTAAGGGCTTTACTATTTAGTTCGCTTTGCTCACTAAGAATATATATTTTTAACTAATTTTCTATAGAATTAACTAATTATTATAAATGTGTATAGAATGGCTATATTACTTTATTACTACTTAGACACGTCTACTACGTTATAAAGTATATTCAAACGTACATATAAATAGAACAAAAAAAGAAAGGAATTGATGAATTATGATAAATTTAATAAATATTTTACTTGTATATGGAGTTGTAATACTTGTAATGAATAATATATCTTTAAGAAATAAAATTAAATATAATAAAGAATTTTACGAAATTGATAAAAAACTAGCTATAGAATTAGCTTTAGTAAATGCAGAAATGAATAAAACATATGAGAAATACATTAAAAATTGTGAAGAGTTCAAGGAGATGATAGAGAATGGCAAAGAAAACTAATACAATACAAAATAATATAATTGACATATTGGATAATAAAAAGTTATGGTACTTTGTAAAATGGTATCTTGATGGTGCAAAGGAAAGTGAATGGGATAATATAAGTAAAAATATAGGTGTTAAATGTACATATAAAGAAGGAATTAAAAATTATTTAGAAAGAGAAGATGTTCAAAAAGCTTTAATTGAAGTAACTAAACTACAAAAGGATTTTAACTTAGTAAAGATATATAACAAGATGTTAGAAAAAGCACTTGAAGGTGATGTAAATAGTGCAAACTGGATAGTTAAATTTAGTGAGAGTGATTTCTTTGGGGACAAAATAAATGAATTAGAGAAACTTATGGAGGGAGTGTCCTTGAGTGAATAACGCAGAAAAATTAAAAAAAGTATGGAATAATCCAGTTCTATTTATACAAAATTTTCTAAAGATAACAGACAAGAATGGTAAAGTTGTTCCATTTATACTTAATCCCATGCAAAAAGATTTTATTAAAAATTTAGATAGTTATAATATAATTCTTAAAGCTAGGCAAGGTGGCATGAGCGTGGCTATTTGTGGACTCGCTATTTATTATGCAGTAACTCAGCCTAACTCAACGTGCATGATGTTAAGCCACAATGACGAAAGTACAAGAGCAATATTTAATAAATTAAAGAATATATATAATAGCTTACCAAATGGTATAAAATTAAAACTTATAAGAAACAATAGAGCAGAATTACAACTTATAAATGGTAGTATTATTAGTTGTTCTACTATGGGACATACAGATAAGTCAAGGGGAAATACTTTGAAATTATGTCATATATCAGAATTTGCATTTGTTAAAAGTGATGTAGCTGAAAAACAATTACTTGCAATCGAACAAGCTATACAGGCTAACGGTAACTTGATAATTGAAAGTACAGCTAATGGATTAAACCACTATAACATATTATATAATAAGGCTAAAAGGCAAGAGAACGCTTATAAATGTTTCTTTTATAATTACATAGATACAAGTTGTATGTTTATGGATGAATATAAGAAATACAAGAATATATTTAAAAATATTAATGGACATTATTTTGGTACAGATGATTTAACGAGGGAAGAAAAAGACCTCCTTGATAATGTAGAAGGAATGACTTTAGATATTTTATGTTGGCGTAGAATGAAAATACAAAATAGTTCTATTGACCAATTTAATCAAGAATTTCCATTAACTGATACAATGGCTTTTGTAACAAGTGGTCATTCTGTATTTGATAATGAAAGAATAACTAATGTTTTAAGAGTATTGCAACTAAACAAAAATAAATATTTAAAGAAAAATGAAGTTGATGATTTACCAATACTGAAAAAGTATTATGGTAAGTCTTTTTTTATGTACAAAAAACCAATTGAGGGACAAAGATATTATATAGGTGTCGATTGTTCAGAAGGTGTAGGAAAAGATTATTCTTGTTTTGTTGTATTAGACAAAGATGGACAAGAAGTTGCTATGTTTAAGGATAATAAGATTAAGGCTTACGCTTTCGCAGAGTGTATAAACGAAATTGGAAGATATTATAATAAGGCTTATCTAACTATTGAAACAGCTAGTGCAGGTAATACAGTAATAGAGAGATTAAGACACACTTATAAATACGCTAACATGGCTAAATATAAGGCGTTTGATGAATTTAATAAGGTTAAATGGAGAATTGGCTTTGATACTAATTCTAAGACAAAAGGACTAATCATAAATGATTTAGTAGAATGTTTTGATAAAGGACAAATATGTATAAATAGTATTGATACATTAGAAGAAATGAAAGTGTTTGAAATAAAAGATAATAATTCTATGGGAGCTATGAACGGTTTTCATGATGATTTGGTAATGAGTACAGCACTTGCACTAAGTGGAGTTAAATCAAGAATTTATTATAAATGGAGATAGGTACTCGACATGATGGCGAACGGTGTAGGTTAGTCATTATGACGAACCCTTAAAAACGGGTGAATAAAAACCACCTGTTTTAAGTTTATAAGAATTATCAAAACCTTAGAAGACGTATATGACATTAAACATGGAGGGAATAGAGGTAATCAATTTGCCAAGTCGGACAATGTACAACTTGGCACTACTCAAAAAGATATGATGGTACAGAAACTAGTGCCAATGGCACTATTAATCAAAAAGATATAGCCAAACAACTTGGATTAAATCAAGAGATGTTCCCGTTCCGTCAACATTGACCGAACGGGAAAAGGTGAAAAAACAATAGATACTAAAGGACAAAACATCCTTGAGTTTTAGAAAACGCAAAATTCGCAGTGTCAGAAATTCAGACACTAGATAAATTATTCAAATTCGACATTGGTGTCCAATTTGGGACAATTAACCACGATTTTGTGGTGAGTGATTATTTTATTTAAATTCCAAAGTGAATTATATTCGATCAGCTCAATTTTGCCCCTGTCGAACAAAATTAAAAAATAATAAATGAAAGGAAATGATAAATATGAATTTAGAAAAATATATAGAAATTGTTTATAAAAATAATACATTATGGTTTACAGAGGAAATAAAAAAAGGCAATAATAGTAATAGAATTGCTAAAACATATGATATTATAAATTATCTACATGGGCAACATACAGTATTAAATAGGAAAGATATTAAATATAAAGAACAAGAATATAAGGTTAAAAAATTAATATTATCTAATGCAAAGACTATTTGTAACTTCCATAGTACATATTTATGTGGACAACCAATATCTTTTAACAGGAAGTGAAAAGTTGTGTAAGGAAATGCAAAACATATATAACTATGGTGGATATAATAATATAGATTTTAGTATTGCAGATAAATTAATTAAGTTTGGAGATAGCTACGAATACATATATAAAGATGGAGATAATATTACAAGTAAGATAATAGATAATGAATGTGCATATCCAGTATTTGCAGATGATGGAGAATATGTAGCGTTTATAGAATATTGGTGCAACTTAGAACATATAAGTTATTATAATATTTATACAAAGGAGAGTGTTACTTGTTGGAGCAACGAAGGAGGAACACTACATATAACAGAACAATATAATAATATTAGTGGACTACCTATACATTATAAAACTCTTAATGATTATGATTATAGGGAAGGAGAAGGATTACTTGTTAATATAATACCAATTTTAGATGAATTAGAAGATTTATTATCTAAGATGGGAGATAGTATATATACATTATCTTTAAGTCCAATATTATTTACTACAGGACAAGAAAGAATAGATGGTAGTATGGACGCAGATGGTGTAGGTTATAACGTCGGATTAGAGGGTGGGGGTGACATGAAATATGTCAGTTCAGAAATGGACTATAACTCTATTAAATATTATTTAGATACTATTCAAAATCATTTAAATATGTGTAGTTATTTACCTTCTATATTAGGTGGTAATGGTAATATAGCTAATGTATCAGAAGTATCATTAAAGATGTTATATTCATTAGCTGATGTGTATGCAATGTTAAATGAAAGAGTTATGAGAGAAGGATTAAACAAAAGATTTAATGTTATTAGAAAGTTAATAGGAATAGAGAATAAAGAAGAATATATTAATGTAACATTCAACTATAGTAGACCACAAAATGCAAGTGAGTTATTAGACAATCTAAAGAAACAGTTTGATATGAACGCTATAAGTCTTGAAAGTATTATAGAACAATCACCATTGACAAGTGATAAGATTATGGAATTAGAAAGAATAAAGAATAATTCTAATAGTTCAGATAGAACCGATAGAGAATAATTAAGCTATGCGTTTAAATGCAACGGTGCAAAATTGTACTCTTGTATTTCTTCATTTATTTTGTGTTAGTGTAGTAATTAATGTGTAGATGTTTAGTGATAATCAATATCAATAAATACACTATTTTTAGACTACTTAGTACAAACACTATTTTTAACCTATATAGTTCAGAAAATGAACAAATATAACTAATATAGAATAAATATTAACTGATAATACATATCAATTAGATAACTCAAAAATACTTAAAAAACAGGGAAATAAAAAAAGAGTATTTATACAAAAAACAATGTATATTTACTCTTTTATACATGAATTATTCAATTGTTTTATGCAATACATATGCGAAATTATTAAATATTTAAAGATATTAACCTATTATTAACCGTAAACCCAGTAATAGAGCCATTCTGTAATATATTTTGGGTTCAACTAAATAGTTATTTAGTGGAATCATTATAGCGAGAAAACTTTATTTCCCGAAATAAATTATACTGTAATAGGGATAAAAAAAGTCCCAGTAATATTAAGGTTGGGAAATAATTTATCAAAAAATAAGGTAAAAAGTGCATTACCCCTTTTATAATTGAGGGCGTTTATCTAATACAAAAACCACCCACAGATAAAAATAGCTTTTAATTTAAAAATGTACATAAAGTACAATATGGGATAATCTAGGTATGATATGGGTACAAAATGGGATAAATAAGAACAGTTTAGAACAGTAAAAAATAGACTAAAATTATAACTTTGATAAAAAATTATTAGGGGGTAAGTAGAGGTATTTACAAAGTAATTGAAACACAAAAAACAAACTAAAAAAGGGAAAGTTAAGAAAGATAAAATAACGTTTATCACAATCTTAACAATAATTAATCTTATTATAACAATTATAAACGGCTTATTCACACTGTTTGATAAGATAATTAAACACTAACTTATAGGGAGGAAATACTTCTCCTTCCTATAAAATCCCTTTTAAAGTTTGTTTTCAAAGAAACCTAAACATCTTGAAAAGATATCAACACCAACAAAGATATCTTTAATAATATTATATTACCAATCTATTACTAATTCAATAAATATCTATCTAGCGTATTCAAATTTGACGACGCTTAAATTAGAAAAAGAAAGGAAATGATTAAATGAATAATTTGGAAAGATTAAAACTAGAACTAAGTAACAAAGAATATTATACAGATAATGAATACAAGGTATTCTTAGAAGAGAATAACTTACTTGCTACAAGCAATTATGTTAAAAAAGATAATCAAATAAATTTACTTGAAACTGTTATCGCTATTTTGGAAACACTTAGTAATGACGTTGATATAATGAGAAAAATTGATACTAAAGATATAACAAGTATAGACCAAGCAAGTAAGTATCTTGCACAAAGGATATATAACATAAATAAGAAAATATTAGATTTAAAGGAAGAACAAGAAGAAAAGCAAGGAAATATAAGACCAATATTTTTTAATCGTTAGGAGGTGCAAGAATGGATGTAAGCGTAAAAAAATTACTGTCTAGATAATACCAAACCTTCTTGTTAAAATTGCATTAAAATATAACAAGGAGGAATTGTTATGGTTAAAAAAGGAACAGATGTGAAATGGAGAGAACTTGTAGAGAAGTTTTCTTCTTACGAAGGGACGTTAGATAGTTTCTGTAAAGAAAATAGTATTAGTAGAAGTCAGTTTTACTATTACAGAAAGAAATTTGAGAAAGAGAATAATACGACATTTCAAGCTATAGCTTTAGAAAACAATAATACAAATATATTAACAGTAACTAATAATATTAAATCAGCTACTGAGATTAAGATAGAAATTGGCAAAGCTAAAATATTTATACCGGCTAATGAAATAGCTTTGTTATCAAATATACTTAGGGAATTTAGTAAAACATGCTTAATATAGATAAAGTAGATACTGTATATTTAGCTTGTGGTATAACAGATTTACGAAAAAGTATAGATGGTTTAGTTATGATCGTTCAAACACAGTTAAAGTTAGATCCCTTTGAAAAAGCTCTATTTGTCTTCTGTAACAGGTCGATGAATAGATTAAAAATATTACATTTTGATGAAGGTTTTTGGCTATATTATCATAGACTTGAAAATAATAGGTTGAAATGGCCTATGACTAAAGAAGAAGCAATGAAAGTAAATAAAGAAGAATTAAGTTGGCTACTTAAAGGATATGAAGTTAGAACTACATCAAAATTTAAGCCTATAAAAGAAAAAAATTGTTACTAAAACATTTGAAATTACAAATAGAAACTCTTGATTTAAAAGTGAGCAAGCTCTTCTAAAATCAAGGGTTTTATGGTATAATATACCTATAAAAATTGTTGAGAGGTAACAAAATGGATGGCTTAAATTTAAACAATCAACTTGATGAAAAAACACAGTTATTGATTTCGAAAATGGAAAGAGAAATTGAGTTAAAAGATTCAGAAATTCAAAATCTTAAAACTGAATTAGCATTTTTGAAAGGTCAAATTCTTAATAAAAATAGAAAGATATTTGGAAAATCTAGTGAACAGGTAGATTCTAATCAAATGTCTCTTTTTGACGATGCTGAAAATAACTGTGACTTTAAAATGGCTGAGCCAACAATGGAGGAAATTGCTTATACAAGAACTAAGTCATCTAAACACATTGGCAAGAAAGATAATTTAGCAAATTTAGAAAGAATCATTGTTGAACATAAGCTTGAAGAAAATGAAGCAATATGCAGCAAATGTAATAATTCTTTAGTTGTTATTGGACGTAAATCAAAGGAAGTATTAAAATACATACCAGCAAAACTTTATATAGAAGAACATATTACATATAGTTATGCTTGCAAATCTTGCGAAGCGGAAGCAGGTGTTGCAAACATAATTTCAACAAAATTACCTAATACTATATTTTATAAAAGTATGGCATCAAATGAATTAGTAGCTCATGTCATAAATATGAAGTATCAGCATGCAATGCCTTTATATAGATTAGAAACCTACTTTAAGATGCTAGGTGCAAATCTTTCAAGACAAACATTATCTAATTGGATAATGAATAGTGCTACTGAACTTCAAGTTGTATATGATATTATGAAAGAACAACTTTTAAAGAAAAATTATATACAAGCTGATGAGACTACCGTTCAGGTTATTAATGATAGCGGTAAGGATTCAAAGTCCAAGAAATATATGTGGTTATATAAATCTGGAGCTTTAAAAGATCCAATTATTTTATATGACTATCAGAATACAAGATCTAGCTCTTGTCCTAAAGAATTTTTGAAAGGATTTTCAGGATATCTTCAAACAGATGGGTATACCGGATATAATAGAGTCGAAAATGTGAAACGATTATATTGCCTAGCTCATATCCGAAGAAAATATCATGAAATAATAGTAAACTTAGATGAAGAAGCCCTAAAAAAATCACGTGCTATAATAGGGTTTAATTATTGTGAAAAACTTTATAAAATAGAAAAAGACTTAAGGGAAACTTATAGCAAGGACGAAGATTACTATAAAAAACGATATAAAATAAGGCTTAAAAAGTCAGCGCCAATTCTTAATGAATTTCAAGAATATGTGGAGAGAGAAATAAAAAATGCTCTTCCAAAAAGTCCGTTAGGTAAAGCTCTTGACTATACTAGAAAGCTTCTATCTGATATGAAAACACTTTTAGAAGACGGATCTTTAGAAATAGATAATAATGGAGCTGAAAGAGCAATAAAACCATTTGTTATTGGTAGAAAAAACTGGCTTTTCTCAAATACAGCAAAAGGTGCAAAATCAAGTGCTTTAATTTATAGCATAATTGAAACCGCTAAAGCCAACGGTTTAATAGTAGAAAAATATTTAGTATATTTATTTGATATGTTAGCTAATACAGAGTCTAAAGAAAAAGAAACTTTAAATAATTATATGCCTTGGTCAAAGGCTCTTCCCGACGTGTTGCGCATTAAGGTTGGTAAATAACTACTACTAAATATAATATTAAATTTTCAAACCCAACAGAAGCATTTTCCACTTCTATTGGGTTTATTTTATCATTATGGAATTATAATTGCTATGCGTCGAATTTTTGACCCTTACGA